TTAAATCGATGATAGGTATTCTTGTGCAAAGTGATCCCATATCTTTAGATTGTTCGAAGTGTATGCAATCTACACATATTCTGATCTTACGACTAATCATAATGTCCCCTAGTTAGAAAGTTAGTGTGTTATCAAGTTAAATGATTATGTTTACCTTGTCAAGCACTATTTTTAATTCTTTTTACAAACTATCCCCTGTGGATAAGTCTGTGGATAACCTGTGGATAACTTCTTATCGCTTATAATATTAAAGTATTAATAACTATGAATATAAACTATGTTTATATTCATTATTAAAATGGTTTTAATACATATATTTTATATATCTCTTATATAATATTATAATAGAGTGATTAAAAATTAAGCACATTCAAAAATCACCTACACAATGACCCTGTAAAACACTTTTGCATATAAACACAAGCAAAGATATACCTAGAAACTAAAAATGTGTTGTAGGTATGTTTTTGTGTGTTTAAGAGCTATATAACAATCTCTATGTTGATGACTTTTGTGTAAATCATCAAAATAAGCATAATTGCACAAATAATAAGCAATTCTCGGTCTATATGTTGCATTTTGGTCTCCTAATAAAAAATAAGATCATTTGGATATGCTTTTAACCTAACCACAGGTTTAAAACCCCAAGGATTTTTTATGCTGCTATCGTGAAAATGAGTAGCACCTTTTGAATAATCACTCTTAAAATTAAAGTTGATTATTTTTTGAGCAAGTACCATATTCTCTAAAAGTTTTTTGCTATCCGGATATTCATAATCACCTCTTTTTAATTTGGTGATGTATTCACTGGACCATTTTTTGTTTACCACTTCACAAATCTTACCTGGTTTAAAATCAGCTCTTCGATAATATGCCATGCCAACAGCTATTTTAGTTTCTACAGGGATAGATCGATGACCCACTTCCCCAGACATAACCAATCCTAAACAATAAGCACCCATTAAAGACATAAAGCCTCCTTACATATGTTTTAACCATGTGTCATAAATTCTAGTAGCTATTTGAGCCACCATTACAGGAGGTACACTCATACCTACCATGTAAATAGCTTGATTGCTCATGAGGTTATAGTCAAGGGGATATGATCCTCCCTTCATAATCTCTTCATCAAATAATCTTCTAGCATCTTTATAGTGATAATAACTATTACTTCCAGCTCTTATTGTGGGTAAAACTCTATCCGGATGTAATTTGAACTCTTGAAACATATGTCCTTTTTCATGAGCATCACTACAAGCTCTTCCAGGCTCTATCTTTTCCCAATAAATCTTAATGCCTTCTGGAATATGTTTCCCAGGCTCTTCCCTATAGGGGGATTCAATCTCTTTATATGGTATTTCAGGCTCATTAAAATCTAAATTGATCCTAGGAGCAATGCTAAACATATCGAATTGCTCGATGAATGGAGCTGCAATATCTTTTCGAATGGCTAGGAAAAATACTCTTTCCCTTCTTTGAGGAACTCCCATGGTAGAAGCATTGAGTAGCCAATGCCTCACATAGTAACCAGCCTTGTCAAATTCTTCATAAATTCTTAAAGCATAAGACTTTGCCTCCCCCAGGATAAGTCCCTTCACATTTTCAGCTACCACAATTTTGGGTTGTAATTTATGGGCAAGATCAATGAAATCAAAAAATAGAGTGTCCAGGACTTGCTCTTGTTGTCCCTCTCTAAACTTCTTTTCGACCCCCCATTTTTCATCCCTTACCCCAGCCATGGAAAAGCTAGAGCATGGGGGAGAACCATCTAAAATGTCCAAGTTATAAAGCTCCTGGGGGAAATCTTCCCTTAATTTGAAATCTTGTATAGGCTCGAGAAAAGCATATTTAGGGTTATGATTTGCTTTATAAGCATCCATCATTTTGGGGTCTATCTCATTACATCCTATGACATCGAATCCAGCTAATTTATAGCCCATGGTAGAACCTCCTCCACAAGCAAAGCATGAAAAGACACTCCCCTTATCTTTGGTGAAGAGAGTGTCCTTTAAGTACCATTCATAGGGGAATTTATGCTCAATCACAAGAAAAGCACTCACTATTGAGGTCATTTTGATTCTTGAGAAATTCCAAGCAGCACCTGGAACTCAGTACATAAGCACTCTTTCTAGTTATTTTTCCCTCATCTAATTGATAATGAAGGTCACTTATAGAGGAGTGCAAGTCCTCTAAAGTGTAAACTTCTTGAGTTTTAGCCATAATTAAGCCTCCTCCTTTTCGATAATGTGATGAATAGCATTGCCATGAATATCAAATAAATATCCATTAAGGCTACAATGATCTTCAATATCATTTGGTTCAAGTTCATAAAAATATTGAGTTTGAATATTCCCATCTTCATCTTCATACTCAAGGGGAAATTCATCAAGCCATAAAAGAACTTTTTGTTTAGCCTTCTCACTCAATTCTAAGAAGTTGTAAGCATTTACATTGACTATTTTCATGTTATTTAATCCTTTGGATTCTAAAGTTATCACATACAAGGGTTTGATCTCTCCAATCCTCATTTAATTCTATGGTTTCCATCCATTCCTTGAGGCTTATTGCTAACTCATGACCATGGAAACAATCATAGATTGGCAAATCACCTTCGAAAAGGTTAGTGTCTTTGTACTTACTCTCAAGAGTTCCTAAAGTATGTATTTCAACAATTTGGTTGTCATTCCATGTGCAAAGAAAGCAAGGAACTATTTCATTTGTTAATTCAATGTGATTATCAAATCTATTCATGATTTACCCCTTAATAGTTAGAATTTACATAATCAATAAGATCAAGAGTAATGCTTGAAAGCTCATGATCTTGCTTGATATGGTCTATAAGTTTTGTTTTGAAGGTTTCATCATCCATTAATTGGAAAGAATCTATACTAGTTTCATTTGAGACAATGCTTAAAGCTACATTTGCAAGTTGCATAATAAACTCCCTTTTTAGTTAGAAATTGGCTCAATTTAAGCCCTTTAGAACCCTCCAGGGAAGGCTCTAAAAGAATAAATTAATGACTTAAAGCACTCACAAAGCCATCATGGCTTTCTAAGATCATACCATCAACAAATTCAAAAGTAGCCCCTTTCCAATCTACATACCATTGATTCTTTCTTTGATATACACCAAATCCCAAATCAAATTGATTTGAGGCTTGATTCATAGCTACTTTAGTTGTCTTTGTGAACCATCCATCACAAAAAAGTTGAATCCTTCCATCCTCCAAAACTTGCACAATAGGGGTATTATGATAATAATACTTTGTGATTCCATTGTCTTTCACTATGTTTCTTGCTACACCTCTAAAAATATGACTTTGAGCCATGATAAATACTCCCTTAGTTAGATAAAATTAAGATTAAAAAGCAATAAAAAGAAATTAAACTCAAGATAAAGTAAAAGATTAATTTAAAGACATTCATTTTTTACTCCTAAAAATAACCCATGAACCATAAATTATTAAAATGATTGTTTGAATCACAATATAAGAAATATCACTCATAGATTAAACCTCCTCCATTTCATTTTCTACCATGTGAGATGCTATCTCATACCAATTAACATCATCAATGAAAGCTAAAGCATAATTTAAAGTTAAGCCTTCTTTTTGATCCATTGATAGTAACTCTTCCACATACTCCTTAAGAGTTGCAGCTAGAGTGTTAGTGATATTTGAATCATCAACATTTTTGATCCCTCCATCACCATAAAAGTGACTAGAATCTATGCCATCAAATATTTCAAGATTGATTCTCCATGTTGAATAGTTAGTCCATCCATTATATTTTTTATCCATGATTATTTTCCCTCCCCTGGTAAATAGTCATTAAGTTCATCTTTGATAAATGAGGCTACTAAATGAGCAAGTTCTTCTTGATCTTCAAAGCTTAGAGAATCATTACTATAAATTCTCTTATGCTCTTTCTTGATGAGTTCTTTCTTTTCTTGATTGTTTAGTTTTTCCATTTTGAATACCCTTTTTAATAGTTAGAAATTGATTAAAAATTAAGCAATGTTTAAAACTCTTTTTTTATTGCTTAAAAGAAGTATATACCATTATTAGATTATTTGATTATGTTTATTAAAATATTTTAATAGTTATTAAATTAGATAAAGCAAGAATCATGCCAATATGATTAATTGATTATGTCTATTTTAATATTTAAATAGTTTAATTATTTTAATAGTTATATATATATATATATATATTAATAATTATAGATATTAGTTATTAATATTATTATGGGTATTCATGATAATGAAATGTTATGTAAAATTCGTCACAAGCCCCCCTCTTTAAATTCTTTTTTTGGGTATTGTCAATAGATCATGCCCCATTAATATATTTATTTATTATTTTTTAAATTGGTAATTTGGGTATCTATATAAACATTAATGACTAGAATACTTAAGCACTGGAAACTTGAATGGACATGACCCCCTCTCGTGTCGAGACCTTCTCCTCTCACCCCCCATAAAAAAAATCATATATTTGTTTAATTTAGTGATTGTGTTTCTTACATCATGTAAGCTATAATGATTAATAGCTATATTGATTAGGAGCATAGAATGGAATTAAGCAAGTTAGAACTCACTAGAAATTATCCATTACCACAGATGAGAGTGAAGAATGTTTACCCGTACAAAGAGATGGTGGTGGGTGATAGCTTTTTAGTACCTAATGCAAAGCTACAGATTGTATGTAATAACAATTGGAGGGTAGGGAAGAAACTTAATATGGTATTCTCTGCTCGTAAAGAGGGTGAAGGTGTGCGTGTATGGAGGGTTGTCTAATGAATGAAGGGATAATGAGTATGATTGACAGCATTGATCGTAAACTAGAGCCTATGACTGATGAACAAATCATAAAGATATGGGAAAACCACCAAGGGGATACTAGACTTTCGATATTGGCATTTGCTAGAGCCATAGAAAAAGAACATGGTATCCAACTCTGACCAGGAAAATAAGTGGGCGAGTGAGCTCAAAAGCTATCGTATTCTCTTAAAGATGGAGATGATGAGGGTGTTGAATTGTCATTCCAATGATGAGAAGAGACTTCTAGCAAAAGAGTGGAAAGAGAAGTATAGTCAAATCTTCTACAAGGAATTAGTCAACATGGCTAAAGACAGAAATGTAAGAGTAAAGGTAGCTCATTGGGATATAGACAACTTTGATGAAGATAAGCCAAGATGAAATTTAATCTGCGTCAGTTCTACTCATTTTGTTCTCAGTTAAAGATTGAGACCAAAGAGCAAGGACTAAGAAACATGGATACCTTATTGGGTACCCAGACTTATGTCATGGAAGAGATTGCTAAAGGTTTAGAGAATGATATTCATTTCTTTGTCATTCTTAAAGGCAGACAGTTGGGTATTACCACAGTGTCTTTAGCCCTTGATCTTTATTGGCAATTTACTCACCCTGGTTGGCAAGGCACTTTAGTATCAGATACTGAAGAGAATAGAGATATGTTTAGGAGTACCCTTGCCATGTATATGGATGGGTTACCTAAAGAGTACAAGATTCCTCTAGTGGCTCACAATCGAAATCAATTAGTCCTACAAAACCGTTCCCGTGTGTTCTATCAGATTGCTGGTAATAAATCTCGTCTTGGTCAAGGTAAAGCCATTACTTATTTGCATGGTACAGAGACAGCCTCATGGGGTAATGAGGAAGGTCTTGCATCTTTGATTGCGTCTTTAGCTGAAAACAATCCTGAGCGTTTGTATTTGTTTGAAAGTACAGCCCAAGGATTTAATATGTTTCATGATATGTATGTCACTGCCAAACGAGCTAAAACACAAAGAGCTATTTTCTGTGGTTGGTGGCGTAACCAATTTTATTCGATTGACCCTGATAGTGAAATCTACAAAGTTTACTGGGATGGCAAACTCACCACTGAGGAAAAAGAGTGGACACGAGATATTAAAAAACTCTATGACGTAGAAATCAACTCAAGACAAATGGCATGGTGGCGTTGGAAGCTTTATGAGGGTATCAAGGATGATGCACTCATGTATCAAGAGTTTCCACCCACAGAAGATTATGCTTTTGTGATGACAGGAACAAGTTATTTTTCTAATGCGAGGTGTACGGATGCTGCTAAGATTTCTAAAAAGCTTAATTATGAAAGTTATCGTTATTCTATGGGAGCTAACTTCCAAGATACGGAAGTTCTTAAATCAACCGAAAGGTTGGGTGTGCTCAAAGTTTGGGAAGAGCCAGTGGATACGGCTTATTATGTTATTGGTGCTGATCCCGCTTATGGTAGTTCTGATTGGGCTGACCGTTTTTGCATACAAGTCTTTAGAGCTTATGCTGACGGTTTGGAACAAGTTGCTGAATTTGCCACATCAGAATTAAATACCTATCAATTTGCATGGGTGATTGCTCACCTAGCAGGTGCTTACAAGAACTCAACGCTCAACTTAGAGGTCAATGGTCCAGGACAGGCTGTCATTAATGAGTTGCGAAATTTGAAACGACAAGCCGCTTCCATGGGGGGTGCTATAGGTGCTGATTTAATGAATGTGTATGGCTCTATGCAAAACTATATATGGCGCCGCAATGATACTTTGGGTGGTATGAGTAACTCCATTGGTTGGTTGACTACATCAGCTACCAAAGAACGTATGCTTTCCTACATGAAAGATTATTTTGAGCGTGGCATGATGGATATATTTTCTATGGAACTCATTGAAGAGATGAAAACGATTGTGCGTGATGGTGGTTCTATACAAGCCACAGGTCGCAATAAAGATGACAGGGTGATTGCAGCAGCTTTAGCGGTGGCTGCATTTGCTGAACAAGTACAACCTCGATTGATTGCACAGAAAGTCACACGTCAAATATCGCGTGTACAAGATGATTACACTGCAGAACAAATTGCAGTAGGTCGTAATGTATCTGATTACTTAAAACGTATAGGAGTGTATGGACATTAATGAGAGTTGAAGTCATACCTAAAAAAGAATTGCATCGAATTATTAAACAATTCTTAAACGATTTAAACCGTGGCATCTCTGTTCAACTTTTTGCAGAGCTTTGTGGGTTGTCAGACAAAACTTTACAGACAATTTTTATATATGACACAGCACCATTGACAGAGTTTGTGCAAAGACGAGTGTC